TGCGTCAAGCGACGAAGCAAGCCCCCATTTCCACGCCAAATAGCCTTCAATTCTCTGGCGAACGATTGCCGACACATCGCTTGCCAAGATTATTTCGGCGTGTGAGCCATTAAAAAATCTGGTTGAATTTCCGACCTCTCCGCCGACACGCAGGGTTGCATTATTAACAAACGAAAACGTGTTTGTGTAGGACGCTTTTTGCAGCCCATTAACATATAACGTGTCCGCGCCTCCCGTTCCACCAACAAACGTCACGCAAATAATTTTCCACGTATCGTCTCCGGTGTTTGCCGTATCGACCGCGCCATTTCCGCCCGGATAATTAAGGTGAAGCGCCGAAAGCGGCTTGTTTGTTAAATCGGGACGGTCTTGAAGAACCCAGCCTGTATTTGTTGAATACGCGTTATCAATCGGCGTTTGCAGCGTTGATGTCGTCGTCCCGGTCGTCAGCCATCTGGTTACAAGAAAAATCGCGGCTTGAGAAATGGCTGTCGAAATGTTTGTTGCGTCCAGTCTGGTAGAGCTGGTCCGCGTAAACTTTATCGAATTTCGCCCGTTGACGTTGTTTAGATTCAACGTCGGCTGGTTGCCCGAAGTCGCCTGCGAAAGGTGACGCCCGTTGCCGCTCTTGTCCCGCCACTCAGAAACGCCAGTCGATACCGTTATCGTCGATAAATCGTCAGCATCCCACCAACCAACTAGGTTAGGCGCAACCGTCGCGGGCCTCCATAGGCGACCCTGAAGCTGCGCTTCGTCGTAGCGAGAGACGCCACGAGGCATTAGGATACGTCCTCGTTGTAGTCCGTGCAGTAAATTTCGTTCCCGCTCGCGGCTAACGCAACGCCAGAATTGTTGACGATCGAAAAACGAAGAGAGAACGGGTAAAGCCGAACCATCGGAATGATGACAATTTTTGCACCCGTCGTCGTCGTCAACGGAACGGTATATAAATCACCACCAATTCTGTCGGAAACATCCGTGCCATCGGACATGGTAACGCGCAACGTAATCGACCCGCCAGTGCCGGGCGTGATCGACCCGAGTTTAAGTGTTACTGCCGTATAAAGGTCGCGCGTCGACGAATTGTCGTAGGTGACGACCGAGCTTTCCGAGCCGTTCGCAAGGCTATTAAGAGTCGTTCCGGCAAAATTCGACGATCGACCTTGTGGAGCCGTCCACTTTGCTACTGCCATACTTTAGCTCCTACGGTTTCGCGCCACGCGCAAGGCCAACTTCTCTCGCGTCGACCATGACGCCATTGTATTCTGCCCATGATGGGTGGCGTTCGCGCCTTGAAATTGAAAAGAACTGATCTTTTTGAACGTCCGTAATCAGCCCAATTTGCACAAGTCCCTCTACTGTCTGGCGCGCAACTGGCAATGATAAATCAAAACTGCCGGAGCGAAGAACCTCGAGTCCCCACTTGAGCGTTGGTTGGCTCGCACCCAGCGTTTCGATCTGTGAAAGGAACATTGCGCCCGGCTCAGCACCTAAAGCAGCCATAACCGTTCCAAGACCTATTTGTGTCGGCAGCCACTCGACGATAACCGGAAGGTTATCGTCGGGGCTGTTGAGGACCTTCGCAACCTGCCAGTCTGGAAGATTGGCAACATCAGGCCGCGATAGCCTGTCGGCGAGCGTTTGTGCTGGCATGTCGCCAAACTCCGGATTAGTCCTCGGTAATCGTAGACGCTGTGCCGATCTGCGGCGTTACGCCATTAGCAACCGCAATCGACGGCGTGATCGCTCCTTTATAAAGAACCTTGCCCGTGCCGCTCGCCGACGTGCCGATCGCAAAATGCGTCGCTGTAGCAGACCCACCCGTGCAGTTGGGGAACGAAATAGTTGCAGCGGGAGACACGCTGTTGTTTGTTACCGTCCACCCAGCCGAAGAACGAGCGACAGCGACGCGGGCATAACCCGTGTAGCTAATCTCGTTTGTAGTCTGATTACCTGCCTCTCCGACATCAGCCGTGTGCAGCGATACGAACAGGTTCGTAAGCGGCGACGCAGCAGCGTTGTCGGCAAGGTTGCCGATTGCAGTTGCGTTAAAAATCAACTTCAAGAGATCATTCTCGAATGTATCGCCCTTGGACATCTGCCTAACTCCTTATCGGTAGGTTTTGCGTCGGTTGAAGGTTTGCGGGAACCGCCACACTTGGCCGCCGTAAACATATCTGCGCTGCGCTTCGGCACGAGCCATAGCAATTGCAGACGTGAACCGACGCTCGTGGTAAATAGCCAACTGTGTGTTCGAGTAGGGTTTGGCGGGCTGCGACATCATCCGAGCCAGCACGCCATCAATGATGTCAGTCTGGTAGACGTTCAGCACCCACGCGGGAAACTGCGGATAGCCCTCCTTGTCTACAGGATCGTCAACGCTCAGAGCAACTTGCACAACGAAAGTTGCAGCGTTTGCCGGGGCCTGCGCGAGCGCGAGCTCCTGCGTGGTAAGATCGATCGACGCACTAACAGGAAACTTATTGTTGTCCTCGACGCTCATAAGCCGGACAACTTTTGCGTTACCCACCGGGGTAAGGTCGTAGTTTGTGACGTCGGGGATGACGTAAATTTCGATGTTTTCACGCCAGATGTTCGAGCCCATAAAGAACTCGGTAAGCGCGTTGAACAGCTCCATCTGCAGGGCGGTATCGACCGCTCCGGGGAGCCGGACCCGAAGGTTATCCATAAGGCGGTTGACGTCGGCGTTCGCCATATTACGCCCCCACCGTCAGCATTTGCGCAGTGAACTTATTCAGAAACGCCAACGAGCGAGCATCCTGAACGTCTTCAGCGTCGCGTAACTGCGCTTGACCGCAGATGTAATAAAGCAGCGCCACCCTATACTGGACGTCAAGCGATACGCTGATCGTGCTGGCGTTCTGGGTAGTGTGTCTCGGGATGGACGTGCGGAACGTAGACGCCATCAGGTCAGGCCGCAGCCTGCGAATTTCGAGAAGCCCCAAACTGAGGTTCTCCGCCAGCTCTGCGCTGGAGTAGCGGTAGGGCTCGACCGTATCCTGCAGGAGAACACGGGCGTCGGCGATGTAATCTGCGACCGTGTCTAGCGCTGGCATAGGTTACCCCTCGGGTAATCGGGAGGCGCGAACGCCTCCCGGCTTGATCATTAGCCCTTGGTGATGATCGCCTGCGCCAGCGCCTTGCCGTCGACGACCTTGTAGCCGTAGACCTGCAGGCCACGCACGAGCTGGCCAAACGTGCGCTCCGAGCGCAGCGTCTCCATATTCGTAAACTGCGACGCGAAGGTGAGACCGTGAGCGTGGCCCGCGAACACCACATGCTCGCCCGATGCAACGCCGCCAGCCGTGCCGGACGGAAGCAGGTTCGAGACGTAGATGGTGAAGCGATCGACCATGCCGAGGCGACCGTTACGCAGCATCGTGGTCGAGTCACCCGACAGGTAAGCCTGACGAAGCTCGGACTTCTTGATGAGCGTGGCGACCCACGTCGGGATGACCAGCCAGCGGCCGGTTTCAGGGATGTTCTGCTCGTCAAGAACCTGACCAAGGCGCAGGATCATATCGAGAACATCGACCTTATTGGTCGCCGGAGCGGCGGTGACCGCAAGCGGACCCGTGCTCGTAACGCCGAGGTTGATGTCGCCGGAGATCGCACCAGCCGCCGCGCCACGGTTCGTAGTGGCAGCTGCGCCGTTCACCAGACCCTTCAGGACCGCCGTGTCAACGGTGATCTTGAACTGCTCGGAAGCATCATCGGCCCACATAGACATCAGGTTGAGGTCCGACTGGACTTCCATGACGTCGTCGAGGATCAGGTTGAAGTATTTACCCTGATCGATCGTGAGATCGAGGTAAGAGCCTTCCGGACGATCAACAGCAAGGTCTCCGTCAGCGCGATAGTCGCGGATCGTGATCGTCGGCTTGGTGCGGATGCGCACCGAGTCGCCGGCGTTCTTGATCTCACCTTCGTAGTCAGTGTTGGAGATCGCGGCGAGGACCGTCGCGGCATAGAACTTTTCGACGAGCTTACCTGACCAAATCTGGGGGATAAAGCCGTTAGCGGCAAGAGCGTTCGCCGTCGAACCCGACGGATATAGGACGGGTGTAGTTCCCGAACCTGCTATAGGATAAGGCATTTAGGGCCTCCAAGAGAGAAGAGTTACTTGATCCGCCCTTCGCGCTGCGCCTCGAAGATCGCCTTCTCGAACTTCAGCTTCTCCTCGTCCCGGCCGTTGTAGCGCCCAGCGGCGCAATCGGCGTAGAACTTGGATATTTGAGCGGACGTGATGATTGGCTTCTCAGCAGGGGCGTTGGTAGCCGCTGCAGTCTTGGCTCTGCCCGGTGCCGCGAAGGTTTCCAACGGGACTTTGCCGGCCTGTCTGGCGGGCGTCTCGCTACCTGCGGGACCTTGGTAGGCAGCCTCTTCAGCGAGGAAGCCTTTGAAGAAAGCAGCAACTCGAGGGCCGTCGTGGCGCTCCCATGCTGCTTTCAGCATATTGTGACGTATATCGCCTGAGTATGGATCAGGCAACGCCAGCCACTGAAGAAACTCTGGATTAACATTCTGTTCACGCCAACCCGGCACGTCGCGGTCGAGCCCGTCCATCATGCGCCCCTGCGCATCCTGCTGGACGTAGTTGCCGACGCCATTGAGCTGTGCTTCGAGCCCGGCAATTTTATCGTAGGCTTTTTTCAGCTCTGGCAGCAGCTCTTCTTTGGCCTTCTTGCCAACAACCTGCAGGAAGTCGGGGCCGTAGTCAGCTTCTTCCTCCGGCGTAATCAGCCGCTCGGCCCGGAGCTCGTTGCTCGGGACGTGCTGTTGCGTCGTGGCTTGCATTGTAGAAACCAGACGCTCAAGCGATGAGATGCGTTCGGCCTGCTGCGTCAGTGTAGACTGCGCGCGCTCGAACCTCCCTTTCATCGAGTTGTAGCGATGCTCCCAACCCTCGTCAGTTACCTGCGGGGTAACTTTCGGCTCTTCCTTCGGAGCTTCAGCCGTTAGCGGCGGATCGCTCGGAAGCTGCTCAGCCGGCGGCTCTTCGGACAGAGGCGCTTCGCCAGCGTCGCCGGCGTAGGCTTGCTTATGCAGCTCTTCGGCGGCGGCCCCCAGCGCTTTCACGGCGTCGGGAATTTTCACATCGGGATCAATAGGGGAAAAATTTTTCTTCACTTGCGTTTCTCCGTTATCTGGTCGGCGGTTTTCAGGCACGTTTCGAACATCCGCAGGAGCGAGGCCGCTTCACGGGCTCGGCCTTGCGAGATGAAGATCGTGTCTGCCGGCGACGAGACACACTCGTCACGCCTATGGGTGGTGAGGTTCTTTAGAGCTTCGAGGAGCTCGCCCCATTCTTCGGGGGCTCTAC